ATGAAGGTTATCTGAAACTCGCTGAAAGGGCAGGTCAGTTGAAGGACGCTATGGGCGATGCAAGTCAGGATATCGCAAACTTCGCAAGCGATACAAGGGGTTTGTCCAACGCGATTAACCTCGCAACTTCGGCTGTAAACGCGTATCAGTTGTACAATTCGGCTTTGCAGGTGTTCGGTTTCGAGAATGAGAACGCGGCTGAATCCATGCAGAAGATGATGGCTATTATGACCCTCTTAAATTCGCTTCAACAGGTTCAAAACTCATTATTGGAAAACGGCTCTGCAACGGCTCGTCTTTACTCGAAATCAGTTGAACTGATTAAGGATATGCTTGGGCTGAAAAAAGCCGCTGTGGAGGCTGATACGGCTTCTACGGAGGCAAATTCTGTGGCCAACGAGACCAATTCAGCAACTGCCGAGGCAAATGCGGTCGCAAATGAGACTGCAAGCGCGGCTTCGGAGACCAATACAGCCGTAACCGGAGCAAATACGGCGGCTCAGGGCACTAATACAGCCGCAGTCGGCACTAATACCGGTGCGGTAGGCACAAATACAGCCGCTTTAGGCGCGAATACTACAGCAAATCAGACGGCTACGACAGCGACAAACAGTTTGTCCGTTGCGCAAAAGGCCGGTGCGGTCGCTTCAAAGACATTATCCGTTGCGTTGAGAGCCATCCCGTTGATGTTTATTATCGGTTTGGTCATCAGCCTTATCCAAAATTGGGAAAGCATTTGGAATTGGTTCAAGAAAACCTTCCCGGTGTTGGATACAATATCCAAAAAGTTCAACAAGTTCGGTGGTGTAATCAATACTGTGATTGCAGTGGCGAAAGGTTTCGCGTCGGCTGTGGTCAATTGGCTCATCAACCCCATTAAGACGTTTGCTAATGTCATTTCAAAGGTTTTGTCCGGTGATTTCTCAGGCGCTATAGACGCAGCGATGACCGGTTTGAAAAATCAGTTCAAGGGAACAGCGGACGCGTTCAGAAAATCGTTTGTCGCTCAGGTGAATGAAGGTCAGGAATCGATTACCCGCAAACAGGCGGCAGAAGAGGACAAGCGTCTCACCCACCACAAGAACATGATTACAAAGCAGAAGAATGCTGACGGTACTTACCGTAAGGACTACATCAAGGCCGAACAGGCGATGTACGACAACCGGAAGAAAATGTACAAGAAAGGCAGCGATGAGTATAACAAGGTTCTTGAGGAAGAGGCAGCGTTCCACCAAAAGGTTGAGGATGCCAAGACAGCGGCAACCCAAAAAGGTGTAAAGGCAAGGGAAGCAGCGTCGAAGAAGGCAGCGGCAGACGCGAAAAAGTCGGCTGACGAAGCGAAGAAGGAACTTGAAGAGTTCAGAAAACAGGCAGAAGAGATAGAGAAGGCGACAAAGAAAGCGATTGAAGATTCAGACAAGCAGATTGGTTCAGACCGGAAAGAGCGTCTAAAGACTCAAGCGGAAGAACTGAAGAAAGCCATCGCGTTATCGAATGAGGAAATCTCCGATGCCACAAACTATCTCATCATGTTCGAGAACCTGAAAAAGAAAGCGGTTGAGACTGCCCAAGCGTATATCGATAACGCAAGGAAACTCAAAGAGGCCGGTAGGGATGATTTGGCTCAAGGCGAACTTGACAACGCCCAATTTTGGTCTAACCTTGCACAATCATACGAGAATTATGTCTCGTTCTACGGGAAGGAACTAAGTCATCAGGAAATGTTGCTTGCCAGATATACCGCAAAGAGGAAAGAGATTGTGATGAACGAGTTGGCGTTTGAAGCCATTGAACTCAAGAAGAATTATAAGGAGCAAAGCGAGGCTCTTGCCAATCAGATAGCGAGTGAAGAGGCACTTCTTGCGCAATATGAAAAGCGGAAGGACGAGGAAAACGCAAAGAAAACAAAGGAACGCATAGATGATTTGAAGCAACAGTTGAGACTTGCCACAGAAAACGCGAAACTCGCTCTTGGCAGGTATTTTGAAAACGAGAACATCAAGATACCGGTTGACTTCGACATCGACAACCTGTTGAAAAGATATTATGAAGTAAAGGACAAGTTAGAAAAACAGGGGGTAATGATGCCTTTCCGGTTTGACAACATTACCGACATGCTGATAGAGCCTGAAAAGGCAATCGAGCGTTTCTATACGAGGGCCTATAACGCAGGTGCCACTCAGACTGAAAAAGCGGAAAGCCTTAAACGCAGTTTTGGCGCACTTGCGCAGGTGCTCAATTTGTCAAGCGAAAGCGTAGAAGAACTATGGAAATTATTGGAAGACCCGAAGCCGTTTTTACAGGTTAAGGATGACATAAGTTTCATTCTCGCAAATGGGGAGGTTTCACTGTCCAAGTTCGGCACAATAGCGGCCAAGACGAGGGATGAAATCACTGAAATTGCCAAGTTTACCGCAGACGAAGCAAAGAAGGCTTATGACAAGACAATAAAAGAGCAGGATAGTATCATTTCGCTCACCGACAAAAACATAAAAAGGTTCCAAGAGGCGGCAAAGGGCATCAAGTTTGAGCCGGTCATGGAAGATGACGCGTTCACAGATTACTTTGGCGGTCAGATACTCAATATTGAAAAGACCAAGAAAAGGTACGGAGAACTCAAGGATGCGTTAGAAGAGTACAGATTGTCGATAACTCAGGGTTCTGATGAAATGGACAAGGTTGAGGAAGCCTGGCAGAAGAAACTCGACGCAACCGCCCGTATGTACGGAGAAAACTCAACCGAGTACGACCAAATGTACAAGGACTACAAATCATCAATGAACTCTTATGTTGTTGAACGCGAAAAGGTGTCCCAACAGATTGAACAGATTGAGAAGAAAGAGGGTGAGGTTACGAGAGACTACTACGAGAGCCTTGAGAAACAGATGAAATCCGTCTATTCCCAATTGGCAGAGAATGTCTTTGAGCCTCTTGCTGACGGTTTCGGTGCGTTGCTTGACTACCAATTGGAAAAGGCTCAGGAAGCCCTTGAGGAAATAGAGGAACTGTTAGACAAGGCTACTGAAGCAAGGGAAGAGAGCGCAGAGCGCATGAAAGAAATCAACGAAGAGTTGAGAGCTGATGACGGACGGAACAAGGAAGCACTGCAACAGCGTTTGGCTGAGGAAGAGGTTCTGTTGGTTCAGAGAGAGGAAACCGAACGCGCCTTGGAAAAGGAAAAGAAGAAACGGGAGTATGAGGTAAACGTAGCCGAGGCAAAGCAAAGGAAGTTCGAGTTGGGTCAGAAACTCATCGAGGGTCTTGTGAACACCGCGTTGGGCGTTACGGCGGCATTGAAGTACGGACCGATACTCGGACCGATTTTCGCCGCAGTCATCGGTGCTATGGGCGCATTACAGACCGGTATCATAGCAAAACAGATTGGTCAGGTCAAGATGCCTCAGAAATTCGCCAAGGGCGGCAGAATCGGAGAACAGGGCTTCAGCCGGTCGCACAGCCAAGGCGGTCACAGAATCGAAGGAACGAACATTGAGGTCGAAGGACAGGAATGGGTTGTCAACAAGAAATCGTCGAAGAAGTACAATACGTTGCTGAACGCGATAAATGACGACAACGCCGTTGAAATCAAACGTCAGGTCGAAATGCTCAAACCTTCAACCGTCAACAATTACGTTACCAACAACTACCAAAGCCAAAGGCAGTTCGCAGGCAAACAGATTGTGAAGTATGCTACCGGAGGACAGTTGAACTATTCAGAGGCTGCAAGAACGGTTGAAGAAAACAGGGACACCGTTCAACTCGCCCAACTGATTAAACAGATTAACTTCCAACCACAGGTTGCGGTTACAGACATCAACAGAGTCAATAAAAACTTAACCAAAGTACGCGACTTGGCAAGGGGCTGATACAATAATGCCGCGATTCTGAAAAAGGGTCGCGGCTTTTAATCTTTATACACTGAAATAACAAAGAAAAACTATGGTAAACTACAGGATATTCGATATTACATTTGACCCATCGGCTGACATCGGACTAACGGCAATATCATTTGTCGATTTTCCGGCCATCTGTCAGGACTTCATTTACCAAAGTTCAGACAATAAGGAAAAGTATGTTTCCGGTCAGTTGCTTATGGCGAATGCTGAAAAGCATGAGGTCATTTCGCCTATACTCATACCGAACCAACTTATACTAAGGGTTAGTGAAACCGGCGAGAAATACTACATGAGATGGTCTAAGGAAACCATCGAGAAAATCGCGGACTATTATCTGATGAACCAATTCCAAAACAACTTCACCTTCATGCACTCATGGTTTGACAGCATGGACGGCAACTACGAGGACTCATTCATCAAGGACGTATATATGAAAAGGATGTGGATTATTGACGATGCAAAGACTGATGAGGCTAACAAGGTATATGGCTATCATTTGCCGGAAGGCACTCTGATGGTTCATCTTAAAATCCACAACAGGAACCTTTGGAAGAAAATCAAATCCGGTGAGGTTAAAGGTCTGTCAGTTGAGGCATTCACCGGTATGCAGGAAAACGGAATAATAAACTATAAAAAACAAAATAAGACGAAAATGAATAAACTACAAATCAAAGACCTTTTTGATAAGTTCATGTTGTGGTACTCTCAGGTGAGCGATGACGCTAAGGAACTTGCAGACGTAGCAACCGGTGACGAGACCGAAAGCGGCGAGGTTTCACTCAAATACTACACCTCCGATACCGACTACATAGAAATCGCTACTGATGGAACTGCAACCGCTTCAGACGGAAGCACTGTTCAAGATGGTGAGTACGCTTTGGCTGACGGAAATATTCTCGTAATCGTTGACGGAAAGTTCAGCGAGACCAAACCTATGGAACAGAGCGACGAGGCTGAACCCGTAGAGGCTCCTGTTGCCGAGGCACAAGAGGATGACGAAACCGATGACAAGAAAGAGGATGAAACCCCGGAAGACGCTCCTGCCGACAGCACCGATGAGGACGAAAAGAAGGATGATGAGGAAGAGCAGAAGATGGAAGAGGTTGATGCTCCTTATACCCTTGTTGAAATAGAAATCAACGGCGAGACCTACAATGTACCCCAAGAGGTTTACGACTACATCCGTTCACTTGAAGAGAACGCTTCGATGGCAGAGACCTTCAAAAAGGAACTTGTGAAATACCGCAGCGAGACCCCTTCAATCAAGCCGGTCGGTAATGTGGTAAAGGAAAGCAAAGAGTCCGAAAGCGTTTCAATCGCATCCGCGGACACCCTCATTGCAAGCCTTAACAGAAAATTGAAATAAAAATAATCTTTATAACCAAAAATAAAACGACTTATGGCAAACTTAATTAACAATACTATTTCCTTCACCCCAAAGGTGATGCCTGATTGGTACTATAAGGTGCTTCTCAAGCCCAACTTCATTGCTAAGGATTACATCCGCGTTGAGCCTAACGTAACCAAGGAGGCTGTTCTCCGCAAGTTGGTGATGGCCAACAACACCGTTTCGCAGGTTGACAACCGCGACTGTGCTTGGACTCCCAAACAGCGTTTCAGCAACGACACCAATACCTTCACCGTTAAGAACTGGAAGATTAACGAGGAACAGTGTCTTGAGGAACTTGACAGCATCTACAGCGAGAACGTACTCAGCGAGTTCCGTAACTATCAGAGCGGCGCAACCAAGACCGTTATGCCCAACGACCTTGAGAACGCAGTTATGCTTCACCTTGAGAACTCTCTCGGTGCTGACATCGACCGCATCATCATCGGTGGCGACGGCAACGCAGTTGACGGTATTCAGAATGGTCTGATTGACAAGGCTCTCGCTTCGTCAAACGTAATCAAGGTTTCTGGCGTTAACATCGATACCACCAATGTACTGACCGAGATTCAGAAGGTTTACGATGCTATCCCCAATGTTGTCCTCAACGAGTCTCTGTACGAGCCTGAGAAGGCCGCTGTACGCATCTTCGTTGACATCAACACCTACCGTTACGCTTTGCAGGCTCTGAGTGGCGTTGCAGGTGAATATCAGGTTGTTCTTCCTTCATGGACTTATGAAGGTGGTGTTCTCCGCTACATGGGTGTAGAGGTTGCTCTTGTTTCTTACATGCCCGCTAACACCATGTTCGCCGCTTCTCGCGACAATATGATTTTCTTCACCGACCTTTTGAGCGACACCAAGGAAATCCGCGTAGCACATGGCAACGACCTGAAGGATGAAAGCATGGTTTACATCAAGGGTGCTTACCGCGCTGAGGCCGCTTTCGTATTCGAGGATGAAGTAGTTCTCTACAGTATCTAATAATAACTGAAAAAAAGCAATTAACATATCATGGCACTGAATTGTAAAATTACCAAAAGCAACAACGCTGCTTGTGAAACCAGCGTAGGTGGTGTGCTCCGTATGTGGGTAGCCAACTATTCCCCCGATTACACCTTCACCGCTTCTACCGGCTGTGAAATCGATACCATTGACTTAGGTACTGAACACTTCATGGAGGTATTCTTCGCCGAGGGTACGGGTTATGCAAACGCAAACCTGAACGCCGGTGCTAATGCCGACCAAAAGTCAATCCTTCATCAGGTTGGCGGTGTTCTGAACTTCATCGACTGTGACCTTATCGGTGACTATAAGAACTGGCTTCTTGGCCGTCTTATCTTCGCTGTACAGACCAAGAACGGTGACGTTTTCATCTATGGTGCTGACAACGGTTTGAGTTCGACCAACTTCGACTTCACCACCGGTACCGCTGAGGCCGACGCAACCGGCATCACCTTCCTCTATGAAGGCGCACAGCGTAACGCTCCTCTGATGGTCAAGGACGCTAAGACTATCACCGACCTTGAAAAAAAAACGCAAGGGTAACTCTTGAGGTACAACAGTCTTTCATTAGGCAAGCATGGACTGACGGAGAGGAATACACATTCCCGGTAAGTGACATAAAGGGCACTAAGGAAGGCGACGAGATTAGGCTTAAAACCTACATCACAGATAAGGGAACGACCTACATCTACTGTACATTCCTGTCCTACGATGCAGAAAGGCAGCAACTGAGAGTTTTAGTCGAAAGGACTGTTTAACACAAAACATCAATACATTGAACCGGACTTATAGGCCATTAGCGTCTGAGTCCGGTTCTTTGTGTTTTATCTTTATACTAAAAAATATTCTTATGGCATTCAATTGCAGATTGACGAGAAACATATCATTGTCGCAAAACGAGGATGAAACCGGTTGCGGTAGCCTTGAAATGTCCGTAGGCGGAATCGACGGAAGGTTTTACCTGTATAACATTGATGACGTTCAGGGCTTCGCGTTCAAGAACGACAACCGTTCGGATGACAGCCTTTTCATAGACACAATCATCACCGGCGCTCCTTACTATTACGTTGACGCTACAAGCATTACATATAACGAAGAACAGGATGGAGACACCTATACACATACGCTTACGGCTACAGTAGGAAACATCAATCCTGTCACTCAGGATATATTATCAGACGCAGCCCCCGGAAAGTATCTTGTATGCTTCAAGCCTTTGGGAAGCGAACACCTTAGATGCTTTGGATGGAAGGAAGGTTCTGCAATGCGTCACACAATGGATTTGAGCGAGGACACTTCAAACTATACTCTTACGTTTGAGGATGAATCCGAGTACCCTCTGTTCACTGTGGATAAATCGAACTTCAATCTGAAAGACAAACAGTTTGACCCGATTTGGCAACCTCTGTACGATGTCAATTATTGCGAATTGGACGAAAGAGGCAGACAAACCGGTTGGTGCTTGGCACAATACGTAGTAAAGGTCAATTCAGCCGGTTCAGCCCTCGGTGCTGACAATAAACTGATAGAATATACCGGCTTAAAACAGGATGCCTATAAGTTGAAAGGTGTGCCTGACGGTGATTACCATATTATCTCGACATACACCCAAGATGCCGTATTCGACGGTAAACCTGTAAGGGTATTCGACCCTGTACTATGCTTGCCCGAAAGTTCGGGTACAATCTCTTGGGCAAGCGAGACTGTAAGGCTGAACTCAACCACAAGGCAGACTGCAAGCGTAAGGCTTACGTCAAACGCCCCTTGGACGATAACAAGTGAAACTCCAGAGCACTGTTCTTTAGCACCAAATTCAGGCGAGACGAGCGCGGACATTCAGTTCTATTTCGACCGATACGGCGGTGATGACACAGTAACGGCGAGAAACCTCAACTCTTACGAAGAGACCTCAATAAATGTTCAGAACCGTACAATTATATGCAATTCCGGTGAAGAGTTGGAAAACGGTGCTTTTGGATTCAACGCTTATTGCCGGGCTTATGGTGGTTCTGAAAATTGGACTTGGAGCGTTGATAATCCCGGACTTAATATCACAGTCGCATATAATACAGAGGGAGATACCCCAATTCCTGTAGGTTTGGACTGTGAGATAATAGACAAAGCGGTTGAGGAAGAAAGGATTTGGACTTTCACCTTCACCCATTCAGACGATGACGAAGAGGTAAAGACAGCGGTGTTCAAGGTTTTGGGCAGGGACACAAATCCATATTGGAGACTTTTGTCAAGATATTGCGAAACAACCAACTAAAAAAGTCAGGTAAATGAAAAAAACGGGATACATAATCGAGGAATACATAGACATCAACCCTTACAGCGAGTCTTATAATGAGACAAAGACCGAAAGGGTGTTGAATGAGGGCGAATGTCCGGTTGACAAGAACGCCAATTGGGTGAATATCTATTCATATTGCGAAATGGATATTGACGGAGCGTTCACCGGCTACATGATTAACATATACGAGGACGTTGAGCCGACAAGTTCGACGTATCAGCAACAGATTGAGGAAAGGGTGGAGAATGAAACCGATTGCCCAAAGGATGAGAATGCTCCCAAATGGGAACAGACAGGTCCGGCATATTGCGAACAGATAGCCTATCAGCCATCGGGAAGAATGGGCAATTCCGGTTATCTGATTATTGAATATAAGGATGTAAACGAATACTCGCCTACTTACGGTACAATAAGGCAGGAAAGAACACTCAACCCTTCAGGATGCCCGGCACCGAACACAAGTCCCGTCTATGTGATTTCATCAGAGGTATGTAATCAGGTCGAAGACCCGCATGGCGTTATGGTTAACGACGGCACTAAAACGGTTGTGAGGGTTGACACCAACGAATATTCGAGTTCATATAACTTTGGTGAACCTGAAACAGTTGTGATTGAAGACCATGAAATGTGTCCTCCTACCTCAACATCACCTGATTGGCAGGAGACCGGTTATTCATGCGAAAAGGACGGAAACTACAACACAGGCCGGACAATCATAACAGAGCAGGATGTAAACGAGCATTCCGCTACCTACGGAGAGACAAGGACAAGGACTGTAGAGGACGATGAAAGATGCCCATATCAGCCAAAGCCGCAACCTGTGACAGTTAAATGGAAGGTGGTGAACAACCGTTCATCCAACACAGACACAATCAACGAAATGACCGTATCCTTCAACAATGGATTGGTCTTGAGCCTTAACGGTACGATAGCACCGGCCGGAGGCGTTTTGAGGATGACAAGCAACATGTCGGGCGAATTGGTCGATACGCCTCAGAAGGTGTCGGTTATCACAGTCTCGCCCAATACCGCAAAGCCAACACAGTTCCAATGGTCGCAAAGTCCTGACCCCTACGTTTGGAGTGACAGCGACGGTTCTGATGTGCTGACGATAACACTTATGGACGGTGACGGAACAGCACCGATTTGGACGGAACAGAGTTATTCATGCGTTCAGTCGGAGGGATTCAATACCGGCGATTCTATAGTGACAGAGATTGACAGCAATGCGGAAAGCGCGACTTACGGACAGACAAGGACAAGGACAATTCAGGATGATGAAAGATGCCCGGTTGACAGTGAGGCATCATGGCAGGAACAGAGTTACACATGTGAGACGATAAACGGCTTCAACACAGGCAAATCAGTTTCGGTACAGAAGGACATCAACCCTAACAGTCCGAGTTACGGCACTACGAGGCAGAGATACATTGACGATGACGAAAGATGTCCGGTGAGCACTGTCGCATCATGGCAAGAGATTTCTTATTACTGCCAAAAGACGCAGGGTTTTGACAATGGTAATACTGTCATAACCGAAGAGGACAAGAACCCCGGAAGCAAGACCTACGGACAGACAAGAAGCGTTGTGAGCACAAACGACCCTAGGTGCGTTCAGGACAAAGAACCTTCATGGCAGGAAATCTCCTATGCATGTGAGGATGATGGTGAAGCGCCGGTTGACACTGACCCTGTTTGGACTGAGACCTCAAGAACCTGTGTTCTTGATGAAAACAATGAAAATACAGGTTATGCCACCGTTGTTGAGACTGACACAAACCCGAACAGTTCATCCTATAATCAGACAAGGACTTCAACAGTTGAAGATTTGTCAAATTGTCCAACACCGGTCAGAAACTACAAGTTGAAATATACCACAACAACAGGAGCCGGTCAAAAAAATTGCAATAGTAATTCTACATTAACATCAGATGAAAAGGTGTTATATATAGTGACAGGCATAATCGGCGATTGTGTCACAATCATTGGAGTATCAGCATTCTCCGGCTGTAGTAACCTTAATAGAATATATATACCTTACGGTGTTAAAACCATCGCAAATGACGCATTCTATGGTTGTGAAGCACTCACAAGTGTAACCATTCCTAGCGGCGTTACGAGCATCGGACAGAGAGCATTCCAAGGTTGTGCCTCACTGACAAGCGTAACCTGTTTGGCCACCACACCACCTTCTTTGGGCTATAATGCGTTCTACAGCACCAAAAACTACCCAATTTACGTTCCGGCTGAATCGGTAGATGCATACAAAACGGCTTGGAAAACATACGCTTCGAGAATACAGACAATACCATCATAAGCAAAATACATATAAAACCAAAAATGGCAAATACAGGAAATATCATAGTGACGGAAAAGGACATAAACCCATTCTCGCCGACTTATAATCAGGAACGCACAAGGACTTATGCTGATTTTGAAAGATGCATTCCCGCTTCAGGTGATTTCATGGCAAGGACAATAGCGGCTGATGGAACTGTAACGGTAATCGAATGCAAGGATGGTGACACCCATCTTGACCGATATGAAGTTACGGACAGGACATGCGTATCAGCCGTTATCGGAAACTGCACCACAAAGACTGTGGCGATGAATTGGCCTTACTCAACTTCAAGCCTTGTCGGTACGTTCCAAAACTGCACAGACCTTGAAGCCGTTTCAATCTCGGACACCGTAACCGAGATAGGCGACCAAACATTCATGGGATGCTCAAAACTCAATAACGTACCGATACCGGACTCTGTGACGAAGATAGGGAATGCGGCGTTCAGGGGATGCGATTCGATGACAAGTTTATATGTTCCTGACAGTGTAACACAAATAGGCAGCAACGCGTTCTTGGCTTGTTCAAACCTTTCAGATATAAGATTGAGTGATAACCTGTTGTCGATAGGGCAGTACGCGTTCACCGGCACACCTAAACTGACTTCAATAACATTGCCGGCTTCCCTGACAAACATCTATTCATACGCGTTCAACGGCAACACCACATCCACACTGCACACATTGACCTGTTTGGCTACCAAGCCTCCTAAGTTGGCTGATAATGCTTTGGGCAGAATACCGAATGATTTCGTCATCTATGTACCGGCTGAATCTGTCAATACTTATAAGTCTGAATCAGGATGGAACAATTACGCCTCGCGTATTCAGCCCATTCAGTCCTGATAATCTTTATATGAAAATAATTCAATTATGTCAATATCAAGTGAGTTAATCACACTCAACTCTACTAAACAGAATATCAGGTCAACAATAAACCTCAAAGGTGTCGAAGTCACAGACAGCGATGCCTTCGCTTTGTACCATGAAAAGGTGTTGGAGATACCTTCAGGCACCGGTGTGCATGAAAGTCAGATAAAATCATACATAGAAAGGACTTCTTTGAGGTATATAATTCCGGAAGGGACAACAGTGATAGGCGATAGCGCTTATTTCACTCAATACATAAATACACCGAAAGAGCACTTGCTCATACACCCTATAGATAGTGAACTGATTGTGCCTGAAGGCGTTGTCTATGTAGGAGAGAGTGCATTCAGCGGTTTGCATAACTGTAGAAGGGTTGTATTACCGGACAGCCTTATTGAGATTGGTGACGCTGCATTTGTTTCTACCGGCCTGAACATCGGCGTTTCTGAAGTTCTTGAAGTGTCATTCGGAAACAGTTTGCAGAGGGTGGGAGCACAAGCGTTTGCCTACAACAATAGAATAAAGAATTTGGATTTTCCCAATACTCTGACGTTCATTGGCGGTTTCAGTTTTGCGGATATTATTCCTGACTATCTTGTGTTCAGGTCGACAGTGCCGCCCGAAATAGGGACAGAGCCAAGCGGAGGAAGCAACAGGAGTTTGGGATTCAGCAAGATTAACGCAATATATGTTCCGGACGAATCGGTGCTTGCTTATCAGATTGACGACAATTGGAAGCAATACGCCTCATACATTAAACCATTATCAGAAAAGACAGCATAACGGACATGGCAATAAAAGACGAAATCAACAAGATACAGACTGAAAAGAATTACCTACGGGCTGCCATACAGGAAAAGGGCGTTTTCGTTAACGACGAACCCTTTGCGCTATACCCCGTCAGGATATCGGAAATAACGGACACTCCGGGGGAATGCGATGACGAACTGAGGACTTTGATTGAAAAGAAGATGACGTCATACACCGTTCCTTCCTATGTTGACACAATAGGGAGTTTTGTCTTCTATAATTGCGTCAACCTTGAAAGCATATCAATTCCTGACAGTGTTACGTACATCGGTCACTCTTCATTCATGGGTTGTACCTCACTGACAAGCATTGACATTCCAAGTAGTGTAACAAGCATCGGAAACCAAGCGTTCCGTAATTGCACCTCGCTTACAAACGTAACAATAGGAAGCGGTGTAACGGAAATACAAATGTATGCATTCTACGGATGTTCCTCACTCGCGTCAATAACAGTCAACGCAGAGACACCTCCGACTTTGGGTACAAGGGCATTCGACAACACCAATGACTGTCCTATCTATGTACAGGAGGACAGCGTAGAGGCTTATAAGTCGGCTTGGTCTCAATATGCGGACAGGATACAGGCGATACCTGTTCCTAGTTTCACCAAGATAACATCTTTGGATGAGGCTACATCCGGCAAATACCTTATTGTCAATACATCGGCTAACAAGGCACTGAACGCTTCACTGATTAAGGATACCACAACATCCACAAACGGCATCAATACAGCAAACAACATGATTGATGTTACTATAGAGAACGACATTATAGTGCAAGATGATAACACCTTGAACGCAGTGGTAGATTACGATGCCGATAACAAGACCTTGAGTTGGACTGATTCAGACGCTGGAACCACATATTACCTGTATTGGAATGGCAGCGGTGCGAAATTCGCATACAGCGGAAATATGCAACCGTCAACGCAGTACCCTATGGAGGCAAAATATTATGAGAATTTCGGTTCATTCAGTTTCGCCAATTCAACAAGGCTGGTTGGTTATAATAACGAAAAGTCAAGATTCAACTTCTATTTGCCGAACATCGTTTATAAATATGAATCGAATATGGCACTGTTCAAACTCAACTGATAAATAATCTTTATTTTCTGAAAAGACACTAATATCAAATAAAACGATAAAAAACTATATCATCGATGAATTATCTCATAACTACAGCATCTTCCATTCAGTTGACAAACGCTGAAGGAACAACCAAGACGATTTCAAAGAACCTGTTATGGTACAGGATTAACAAGGAGACCATCACCTTCTTGGTTTTGGCCGATGCCGAACCCGAGGGCGACGGAACCTGCTTCTTCACAAGCAGGATTTCAGACCTCAATGTGAACGGCGAGGTATATGACAAGGACACCATCGTTAAGGCTCTTGACGACATTTTCGAGCCGGTTGACATCGCCGACGTTTACACAAAGCGTCAGATTGACGAAATGCTTGAGGAATACGCTCAGGTGGATGACCTCAACGACTTCATCATGGTTGACGAACTTCCTGATTACCTTGCGGGCTATCAGGAGAAATTGGTTTCCGGCACCAACATCAAGACCGTCAACGGTCAGTCTCTTTTGGGTGAGGGCAACATCGTCATCGAGGGCGGTGGCGGCGGCTCAAGCATCACCATCGACAGCGCGTTGAGTTCAACCTCAGAGAACGCCGTTCAGAACAAGGTTGTCAAGGGCGCTTTGGACGCAAAGGCAGACAAGACCGAAATCCCTGATATGGCCGGCTATCCCACCACCAATCAGATGAACACAGCAATCAATTCGGCTGTAGCGGGAAAGGCTGACGCAAATTCAGTCCCCACCAAGACCTCGCAACTGACCAACGACAGCGGTTTCCTGACCTCGCATCAGAGCCTTGACGGACTGTTCAACAGCGTTGAGTATGACAGTTCGGCAAAGAGGATTAACTTCAAGGACAAGACCAATACGGTTGTCGGTTATGTTGACGCCGCGCCTTTCGTCAAGGACGGTATGGTTGAGAATGTCAAGATTGAGAACGGAAACCTCGTAATCGACTTCAACACCGATTCCGGCATCACCGACATCAGTATTCCTCTGACCGACATCTTCGACCCAAGCAACTACTACACCAAGACCGAGGTTGACACCGGTTTCGCTAAAAAGACCGATATTCCGGCTTTGAGCGACTACTATACCAAGACCGAGGTAAACGCTGAACTCGCTAAAAAGGCAGACACCGATAACCTCGCTACAGTAGCCACTTCCGGTTCTTACAACGACCTTTCAGACAAGCCCATCATTCCCGAGGGTGCTGTTATCGACAGCGCGTTGTCCGATTCGAGCAACAACGCAGTAGCCAACAGAATTGTCAAAGGCGCTTTGGATTTGAAGGCAGACAAGACCGAGATTCCTGATATGGCAGAATACTACACATCGAAGGAAGTTGATGGAATGATAGAAGATTTTGTCACTCAGAAAGAGGTTGATGACCTTACGGCTGATTTCGCTTCAACCAAGGATGTTGAGGGTGCTGTTGATGGCGCAAAGCCTTATGTATATCAATTCAATGAAAGCAGTATTGAGACTTTCGATGAGGCAAAGACCGCACTGGTCGATAACGGAAGGGGTCTTTTGCTGAGAGACAAGATTGGATATTATCATTCCGCTTCATGGAACTATGATAATAGCACCCCCAAGTTCACTTTCACCTATATCGCTGATGACGGCACTGTGATGAAGTCAACCGCACAGCCGGCACTCAATAGAGCAGCATACAATACCGTCAAATGGACTACGGAAACTCTTACAAATGATGAGATTTTTAATTATCGGTTTGAAAATACTGATGTAGAACTCTTTGACAATGCAGTTCAAGCCTATAATGCTGACAAATTGATTGTTGTTAATGGTGATTACGGAAGTCCCGCTTCATCTTCTTATGACGACAAAGAAAACGTCCTTAGTCTGAGTTGGATTGATGCAGAAGGTAACATTGTCGCTTATAAGGTGCAAAAGACCGGTGACGGAAAAGAGAATCCTTACAGAATCGAATGGACAGACGTTACACCAAAACCTGCAAGCATCACCGTTGACACAGAGTTGAGTTCAACATCTGAAAATCCTGTTCAGAACAAGGTTATCTATGCAGCCATCGGTGACATTGAAACCGCGTTGAAAACCATTAACGGAACTGTCTAAAATGGCAATCTGATTGAAACCGAACAAATGGGGAGTGTCCTCACCGGATGCTTCCCATTTTTCAAAGGAATAATCTTTATTTGAAAAAAAATATATAAACTCATGAGTATAGCAACAGAATTAACATTATTGGCCAACTCGAAACAGGCCATCAAAAACAGTATTAACCAAAAAGGGGGTAGCATTACCGACTCTACTCCCTTTGCGGATTACAGCACAGCCATTGATAATTTACCATCGGGCGGTGGAAGCGGAAACCCATTGTTGGAATCCATTGATGTAAGCGATTTCAGTGGTACTACGTTTAATAAAGTGGCAAGTTATATCACTGATGTAACGATACCCAGCGGTGTGACTGTCATCGGTCAAAACGCATTCCAAGATTGTTCTTCAGTTACAAGTATCAACATACCAAGCGGTGTGACGAGTATTGGAAATAGTGCATTCCGAAGATGTACATCATTGGCAAGCGTCAACATACCCAGTGGTGTGACGAAAATTGAAAACTATACATTCGCTAATTGTACAGCACTTACAAGTATCAATATCCCAAGCGGTGTGACGAGTATTGAACAATATGCATTTGACACTTGTTCAGCACTTACAAGTGTCACCATCCCAAGTAGTGTTACGAGCATAGGAGGCAGTGCATTCGCCACTTGTTATTCACTTACAAGTATCAACATACCAAGCGGTGTGACGAAAATTGAAAACTATACATTCGCTAATTGTACAGCACTTACAAGTATCAATATCCCAAGCGGTGTGACGAGTATTGGACAATATGCATTCAGAGATTGTAACTCTTTAACATACGTTATTGTAAATGCAACTACTCCACCTACTTTGGGTTACGGTGTGTTCAATGAAACCAATAACTGCCCGATTTACGTACCGGTTGAATCGGTGGATGCTTATAAGACCGCTAGCAATTGGAGCACCTATGCCGACAGAATCCAAGCGATTCCCGAAGATGTAAAGCCGGCTTTTAAGTTTACCTCAAGCGTTGATTCGTCAAAGGACATCACAGTGAACTGTGAGGATACGGCGACAGCAGGAACATTGACCACAAACGATTTGGGGATGTCTTCTCAACAGATGGATGAGTTCAAGTCGGCAGAGAACACCGGCAGCGTTGAAATAGGTGACTGTGTAAAGATATACAGAGCGACGAACTGCTATACGGCCAAGGGAATATCCGAGGTAAAACTTAATGAAGGACTTGAAAGAATAGAGGATTTCGCTTTCGGAGGCATGTCTGCATTGAGGGAGATAACGATTCCTTCGACCGTCACAAACATCAGTTACCAAGCGTTTTACGCTGACAAAAAACTAGACGGCATAACCTGTTTGGCAACCACACCGCCTACACTGGGTTCGGATGTATTCGGAGACACCAACAACTGCCCGATTTACGTCCCGGCTGAATCAGTTGATACATACAAAACCGCTTGGTCTCAATATGCTGACAGAATAGAGCCAATCTAAACAGAGTAAACGTATCATCGAAACATAAACCGTTTGAAGAGGGTGGACTTACGTTCATCCTCTTTTTTATATGCTAATCTTTATGTTAAAAAACGATTATGGATAAAAGCAAAGCGATATTGCAGAGGGACTATTCTGTGGATTTGCCCTACATTGATTCAAAAATCAGGGCAAATGCAAGCAAGTTGTGGGTTCCGTTCGACAGGGACAACCTGTTCCCTAACCGGCTTTACAATATGTACAAGGAAAGTCCGTTGCAGTCATCAATCATAGACAATCAGATTAAATACACATACGGCGCCGGACTTAAGGAATATTCGGCTTCAATCTTCACCCCAAATCTCGGTGAGCGATGGGAGGACTTTATCAAAAAATGCATTACGGACTTCGCTATATACGGCTCATTCGCGCTGCAACTCATTCTTAACGATGAGGGAAACCGTTTCCTGTACTACCATGTGCCGGTGAACCAAGTCAGACTCGGAGCGTATAACGAGGAAAACATCATTGACCGGGCTTATCTCGCTACGGATTGGTCGAGAATATCGTCAAACAGCGTAATCGAAATCAAGATGTTCGGATGTGAACAGCCCAAGAAGGGTGAGAGATACCTGATGTACTGCAAGCCATACGACCCCGATGAACTGTTCTATGCCGTTCCCAAGTGGTACAGTGCCGCAAATTGGGTGCTTGCTGACATCGCGTTGTCGAAGTATTTCCTGAACTACATCAAGAACGCATTCAGCGCGAACCTCGCAATCCGGTATCCATGCGACATCGATGAGGAGAAGAAACAGGAACTGTATGAACTTCTTGTCAGGTCATTCGGAGGCGAGGAAAACGCGGGAAACATACTCTTGCTTTTCGGAGAGAACGGAACTGTGCCCGAAATCAGTTCAATAGAGGCTGTAAACGCCGACCTGTACAACGAAGTGTGCGAGACTGTACTGAAGTACATCGTAAGCGCGAACCGCCTCACAAGCCCTATTCTCGCAGGTCTGAGCACATCATCCGGCTTCAGTTCAAAGTCCGATGAAATTATAGCAGCTTATATACTTTATAAGCTCACTGTGATTGACGGCATCAGAACCTTCATCATGGACAAAATCAATTACCTGTTGCAGTTGAACGGGCTTCCGCGCTGCTTGGTTCTCGATGACTACAATTTCGCGGCAGAGTTCTCAGGCAATGAAGCGGGGAACGACCAAAAGGAAAAGGAACAGATTGACGCTGATGAGGACGTAAATAATAAGGATGAACAGATTGAAGAGGACAATGAACAGAGGTAAACTGAACGAGGTGTTCCTGATTGACGAGGAACTGTTGAAGAACTACAGCAACATGAGCCGCAACGTAGGGGTTGACAAGGTTATCCCTTACATCAATTTGGCACAGCCAATGTACGTCGAACCGGTATTGGGTACTGCATTGATGGAGGAACTTCAGATGCAGATTGATTCCGGTGAAGTATCTGAGGCCAATCAGGCATTGTTGCTCAAGATTGCGCCGGCTCTTGCCCTTTGGACTGACTATTTGGCTGCAAGGCGTTATTCGTACACTGTAACGCAAAAGGGCATCACCAAGGAGAAATCGGAGAACAGCGAGAGCCTTAACGAAAAGGAACTCGGCTACTTCATCCATTCAATCAGGGAAGATGCCGAAAACGCGACCGAACTTCTGATAAAGTATCTTTGCAGATGCCAAGACCAATATCCTCTATGGAGACCGGACAATGAATGCGACTGTGCCAAGTACGTTCCAACAGAGGGCAGTTCGGAAGCACCGCTGACAACGCTCATGTATTTCCCTTCCGGAAGAATAAGCGGCTGTCCTGATTGCAGGAAAAAGTAGTACGTTTGCCACATATTTATAAAAATTTAGCGTCAAACTTGAAAAAAATGCGAAGTTGACACTATTTATATATGTAAGGGTTGAAAGAGGTTGCAAACTCTTGGGGGTGCTTGTCGTTTCACACCCCCTTCCAACCTTTAAGTTACGGAATGAAACGAGTCTAAATAACATACAAAAATGAGACGACATCCATGTTCAATTTCAAATTATTCGAGAATGTATTGTTGGATAGAAACCTGTCCGACAAAGATAAGGTTTTGGCTTCATTCCTTATGAAGAGGATTTCAATGAGCAAATCCGGTGAAGTAGAAATGTATGTGTCATATCTCGCCGATGCTCTGAATTGTTCTGACAGTGCAATTAAAAGGTCGTTGAAGAAACTCTATGAATCAGGCTACATTTCAAAAAGGATTGGAAATAGAAACGGCAACAATAAGCCTATAGCCATTAGACTAAACGATGAAAAGTCAATGCCACAGGTGACACTGACTTCTGAAAGTCGAGGTCAAAATCAGCAAAAAGTCGAGGTCACCGGTGACCTACTAAAGAATAGTATATTAAATAATATTTCTATGTATAAAGGGAAAAATTCGGGTAATGAAACTATTCATGTACCGGGTAACGGAAAGTCTGAAGTTGATACTGTCTCAGTTGCCGGTACGGGGATAGATTCTTCAAATGAAGTTACAGGGACTTCTCATGCGGAGAAGTTGACTAAGGCAGAGATTGAGGAACGTAACAACTACGTTACTTCAACCTTCAACCGGCTTGAGACTAAGTTGGACTACCTCTATAGCCTCAGTGATAAGTCCCTGTATCCGGACGTATGCAATGGGATTATCGCTACCTTCACTGATGCCAACGGAAAAAGTAATTGGTTCACCGAGAAGCAATGGGGTAAACTGCTCAGTTACCGGAACAGGTTCTATTCATTGACTGAGGTGAAAGATGCTTACTTCAACGGTACAGGGAAAAAGGACGCGGATGCTGAACTTACTTCAACTGATGAAAAGCCATTCACCGAGGAATCTGAAAAGAATACAACGGATAACGATACTGACAATGGTGGGGGGGTCGCGCCGCAACAGTATAAGCACATGACAAAGGAAGAACTCGAAGCATGGGTGTCTGAGGACGTAAAGAAATATCCGGATTTCACATCATGGCAAAACGCTCTTGAGTCAAAACTCGACCGTAAGTTCAAGGGATGGCAGGAAGGCAAGTACCTCTACATATCATGTATGTACAACTTTGTCACAGGCATGGCAGCGAAACACTTCAACCGGCTTGAGATAGAGAAAAGGGCTGAAAAGTATTCACAGCCGGTCTCAAAACCATACAATGAAATAAATGAAGGTACGGGTGTATTGGCAGAAAGCGGCACAGAGCCACACAGTCGCTTCCTGAGAGCGTTTCTCCCCATCGGCAGTACCCACTAAGGAAAAAATAAAATAAACGCTTAGAATGGCTTAAAATCGATTTTATGAAAATAACAGAACTTAAAGAAACTAGATGGGGTTATCTAATTGATAATTTAGGTAATGTGTATTCTGAAAAATACGGGTATCTAAAAAGAATAAAACCGCAATTAGGCAGAAACCAAAGATGGAAAGTAAACTTGTCAGATGGAAAAGGGGGCATTCATGGTGTTCTATTACACATTCTAATAGCAGAGGCTTTTGTCGAAAATGATGACCCCGCCAATAAAACTGAAGTGCATCATAAGGACGGAAACAAGTGGAATAACGACCCAAAGAATCTTGAATGGGTCACACCTGAAGACCATGTTAAAAAAGATACAGTTAGACGTTCAGGCATAAACATAGTGCAAAAGGACTTATCAGGAAATGTCATAAAGAGATTTTCATCCTCAGGAGAAGCAAGGCGATATTACGGATGGAATGAAAAATATCTCATTGACAAATGCCTTAAGGGTAATGCCGATATTGCGTATGGCTATAAATGGGAATATGAATGTATTGATGTAAATGAACCGGAATAAAAAAAGCGCTTAGAAGCGATTTATTTAACAAATTCTAACAATCAGGATTGTCAACCGGCTGATTTGGCGCCGTACCTTTGCATCGTAAACGAAGAGCAAAAACAGAGAATTATGAAGAAGGCTTTAGTAATTTTAATAATGTGTGTGACTTTCAGCGTATCGGCTCAAACGTATCTTCCCGACCCTTGGGGATGGACGGAAAACATCAGTTGGGAATGGACGGACAACAGCGGCGAGGAAATCGAACGGCTCAATAATCAGATTGACAGCCTCAGAACGGTTATCAATGCGAGGAAAAAGGAGGAACCAAAGAAACATGAACGCACATACGAAAAACCGTTAACATCATTTAACAGTCAGGACTTTCACCGCCTCTTTCAAATGGGAGTACATTTGCAGCGTTGGGAACAAAAACAGAAAAGTATTAAATACAACATTTATAAATTAAATTAAAAGAAAAAAGAAAATGGAAGAGAATGATGTTAGGGAACAGTTCAAGAAAGAAGTCGAAACAGAACTGAGCAGTCTAATCGAGACCTATTTTGACGGCGACTATTCGGAATTTGAGGAGTTCGAGAAAGCCTTAGCCGACGATAAGGTTGATATTGACTCAATCATTTATGACAACGTCATAGACACACTTATTAAGAACAAAAACAGAGAATTATGAAGAAGGTTTTAGTAATTATAATGATGTGCCTTGTTTGCAATGTTTCGGTTGAAGCCAAGAGCAAGAAAGAGAAAGAGCGTCCGATGACCGAGTTCGAACAGTGGCAGAAGCAAGAGAAACTATCGTATCTTATCAAAAAGTGTGAAGAGTTTTACTATGCGGCAAAAGAAAAAGAAAACGAAAGAAGTATTTTGAAAGACTCAGCCCTTATTTCCAAAAGATACAAAATTGCGTTAGTGTACAAAAAGCGATACGAAGAGTTGGAAAACTCAAACTATTATGTGGACTTCGACCACATGAAAAAAACAGGATATGGCTATTTCTATAATGGTGGATATGATTATTGTATCTCTTTTGGCCTTGACGGTAAGGCAACTTCAGATTTATACACAAATAAAGGCGCACCATTCAGTCTTGGAAGAAAAGTAGTTCAAAGAATCAATGAAGAAACCGGCTACAACGAAAGAATAGCAAAGGATATTGAGTCCAAAAACGAAGTCTCAGAGTTCTTAAAAAAGCACTAATAAATATTTTGGGTGATTGGGTGCTCACGCACCCCGCAACCCTTTAACAAGAAAAAGAACTAAGAACATGGCAGGGAAGAAGATTTTAGTAATTATGATTATGGTACTGAGTGCCGTTGTGATGAACGCTGAGAGTTGGAAAAACGGCAGCATTACATGTTACGGTTGGGAAGAGGAATACAAGAACAACATCATGTACTATGAGGGTATAAGCGGATTTATAGGTTTCACCCTTGACAAAAACAAAGATTTCAGACAGTTAGTCATTAAAACCAATAGAAGTTGGTTTGAAATTAAGGATTACTATGCAAAGGTTATTATTTATGACATCAATAATGTTGTTTTGGAAACAATGTTGATTGATTTCGAAGACACCGATATTTATGAACGTTACGAAAACAGGAATGTTGTTAAGTCTTCATTGATTTCTGAAGGCAGCAAGATTGTTGAATACCTTAACAACAACAGGGGATATGTACAAATTCAAATGAACCGTTACAGGGGTGGAAAATTCGACATGAAAGTTCCTTGCAGAAAAAACAGTTCAACTGCATCAGCAAAGCGCAAAACATCAAAGAGAAACAGGAAGTAACATTATAAATAAATTACATTTTTAACAAGAAAAAAAACTAAGAAAAAAATGGAAGAGAAGAAGAGAACTTACGAAGAGGGTTATCAGCAAGGAATCAAGGATGCATCGCCTTGGATTTTGGTAAATGAGATGAATGGAACTGAATTGGCTTACGGAGGCTCTGAATGGGGAGAGTGTGATTTAGACGGAGTGACCGTAAATGATGTTGTGGAAGAGTTCGAGGATGCTTTTGAGGAAGAACTGACCTCATTGATTGATAACTACCTCGACCTTTCGGAATACGATTTATATGACGATTTCAAACATGATGTCGATAGTGGAGAGGTTGACGTTGACCCATGCTTGGACGGACTTTGGGAACTGATGTACGTCAATTGCAGATACACAGATGACACAATCCAATACACCAAGTACGTCGATATTTTTGATTACATAGAAGAAAATTGGGGAGAGTTGAAGTGATGGGAGACGAATACGCGATTGCTGAAGAATATGTCGAAAAGAACTCATTGCAATTGGCTGATATTTTCTACAGGCTAATGTGGCAAAAAGTGTATGAGGAACTGTCAATGCTAATCAGGTACATGTCGCAGACAGAGGAACAAGAGGTAAATCCGTATATCGCGGCAGAGTTGGTGATGCAAAGATACAAGTGAAAGATTAAGTGTTTTTGTTCATTTTATATGTTAGTTAACTGAAAGTTAAGCATGTTCGTCACCGGGCCGCTGTGAAGCACCTCGGTGACTTTTCTTTTTCCTGTATAGCAATCTTTATTCTCAAAAATATATATTTACCATGTTAAAAAGACTAACGGAAAAGTTCATCAACGCTACGAGAGACAAGGCTACCAAAAGAGGCATCGAATGGATGTTCGCCGACTTCTATAATCTGATGATGGTGATACTTATTGTCATAGGTGTCGTATGCGTTACCACATTCTCAGGATGGGCATTGTTCATATTCTTCATCATTTATGCCGGAATTCTTGTCGGATGGGAAGCCTTCGCATTCGCGACAAGGACGATATTACTGACATTGTTATACGGAAATCCGGACAATACGGATGAAAATGGCGATGATAAGCAACTCGACGATGCTATGGCGCAACTCGATACCGCAATAAGACTCCTCAGCGATACCATGAATGGCAAGGAAGAGCGAACCTGAGTATTTCATAGGCATAGATAACGGTAACACCGGAACAATAGGCATAACCGACAAAGACGGAAATCCTATAATGTTCGAGAAAACACCGGTGCATACGGTAAAAGGTGTCCATCGCCTCGACCATGACAAGTTCAAGGAAATACTGTCAAGGTACAAGGGAAAATCCATCGCTCTCATTGAGAGGCCAATGCTCAACCCTAAACGATGGAAGGCATCAATCAGCGCGGCAAGATGCGATGAAGTCATGAAAGTCATACTCGAACAGTTGGGCATACCATACGAGCAAATAGACTCAAGACAGTGGCAGCATCAGTTATTCACCGGCGTTTATGAGCATCTTACTACAAAACAGTCATCAATAGATTTGGGCAATCAGACATTCCCGGAATACAAGCAACACAAGCACCCCGATAGGGACGGAATATTGATAGCCTTCTTTGGTTCGACGCATCCGGAGTTCTTTGAACACAGGAATAAAAAAACACAAAAAAGAAAGAAAAAATGAACAATAACATACTAAGAAAGGTAGTACCTTTGCAACGCATGGAGGATAACGGCAACGGAAGCGGGAAATTATCTTGGCTTTTAATCTTTATTGCCGCAGTCCTGACCGCAATCAATGTTACGGTCTATTCATGCGACAGAGAGGACAGGAAGTTCACTGTAGAGAGGACAGTACATGATACTGTTACAGAGACCGACACCGAGTATATCTCATCTTCCTTTTCCTTTCTGCCCTTTGCCCCAAAGGCAAGAACACTTGTGCGATGGGACACTTTGCGCCTCAAAGATACCGGCAATAACAACGCTCTCACATTGCCTATCGAGAGGCTTGAGTACAACGACGAGGTGATAACTGAGGACTCATGCAGAGTCAGATACAGAGCGTCAGTTACCGGTTATAACCCCTCGCTCGACACCATATCTTTCGACTTGACCTATCCCAAGATTACAGAGACAAACACTGTTACGGTAACTGAGAGGGTAAAGGAGAAAGCCCCAAGGGTTTCAGTTGGATTACAGACCGGCTTCGGTTATGGAGTCTTTAACAAAAAACCCGACCTATACGTTGGATTTGGTTTTTCGTATAGGTTTTAATTTGAAGTTTTCATTTCATTTTAATTTATATTATTACTTGCAACACATCTTTGAAAGATTTTTCTTTTTTCTTTTTGAATACCGGCCGCTGTGAAGCACCCGGTATTTATTTTTTTTTTACTTTTTTTAACATTAACTTGAAAAAATTGATTTTGCCGGCTATTTATAAATAAAAGGTGAAATCAATGACTGAAAAGGAAATTAAAATTGAAGCAAGGGAAAGAACTGATTACAAGGTGTTAGAGCAAGTATGCAAATACAAATCAAGGAAGATGCCGGCCAAAAGCAAATGGGACGCTGTTACGGAAAATGCGGTGGTCGAGATAAAGAACAGAGACAAATACACCTACGAGCATTTCAGCACATTCTCGTTATCGCTGCATAAACTCGACCACTTGGAGTTAGGCAAGAAAGTAGAGGATAAACCATATTCATGCGTTGTCGCAATCTATCCGTTATCCGATAAGGTGGTCATATTTGATACCACAAACCTCACCGCCAAGAACGCGAAGGTTGAATGGATTAGGGTAAAAAAGACCGAATACGATGATGAGGAAGAGGCCGAATATGTTTACGAGCCTAAAGTGATGCTTGACCTTAAAGCGGGCAAACATGGCGATTACCGGACAATAGTCTTAGATGCAGACCTATCATGGGCGGAAGATGATTACAGTAAAAACTATAACGAAATAAAGGAAAATAACAAATAAAAGACATGGTACAGACAATAGTAAAAAGCAACAACTCGTTCATTCAAATTTATACGCCGGTTGACAGCGAAAGGATAATCAACGTAATTAAAAGACAAATCGGCGACTATCTACTTGAGGACAAGAAAATCAATGAGGAGGACAGGAATTACCTCGAACGCGTATTGGACTTAATCAATGAAGATACGCTAAACGAGGTCATAAACGGATGGAGACTTGAGACCATTGAGGACAAAATCATCATGCATCCAACAGATAAACTCGTTCTCGTATTACCGGCAGATACGTTCACATTCGAGGAAAGACTCATGTATAAGGTTTAACAAATTATAACAATCAGGATTGTTTTCCTGACGGAATACCGCTGTACCTTTGCAGCAACATCTTAAAATTCTTATAAAATTAAACAGACCCACCGGCAGTTGAGAAACCCCCGGCGGGTCACTTTCTTTTTGGGTGAAGCCTTTTTCTCGAAAGAAAAAGGGTGGATTACAATCAAAAAACCCTCTTACGTTCATTTATAGTATGCTCAACAGAAGTAAGACCTGATACATACCTGAATATACCATTTACAGACCTGCCCATAAGTTCAGCCAATAAAACAGGATTGCCGCCATTAAGGATAAAGTGTGTAGCCCAACTATGTCTCGCCGAATAGAACGTAGCCTGACTATCAATATCAAGCCTTTTGAATATCTGTTTAAGGTTTCTGTTAACAGTAACTGAACAACTACCTGTAGCCTCAGTAATCTTCTTTTCATCGTTACCGTAATGATACCTCATGCCATTGTTCTGAAGCACCGGTAAAAAGTAACCGCCTCTCTCCCCCATAGTAGTATAATAGCAATGGAACAGAGGGTTGACTTCATCCGTAATCTCCACATATATGTCCTTAACCGGAACATTGGTCTTTTTGCGCTGAATGCCATGAACGCAATAATAACTCGCACCCTTTATTTCGACCACAGATATGTTCTCAGCCCTTATCCTCACCAAGTCGGCAAATGCCAAGCCCTGCAACTGATACGACAACAGAAAGCAACACAAGGCGAATAACTCACTATTACGGTTCATCAGTTGAACGTATGCCTCATCAGTGTACCACCACTGACCCTCGAAAGCGTCAGCACCCACAGACTGATTCAGGAAATAACTGAGAAGGTCATCCATTTCCTGTTTTGACAGACATATCTTCTTTTCTCCGATACGATATTTTTTCCAATATTTGAAATTGGCGAAAGGCTTGCCAACATCGACACCGGAAGAAGCGGCAAACGCAACAACAGACTTGATGCAGGCCATGTTGGTGTTAACCGTACTGTCAGAATACCCTTGTGACTTCATCCACTTGCAGAAGCCGGTAAGGTTTGCATCGTTGAACGAGCATACGTCAACACCATCACCGAAGTACGTCTCAACGCGCTTAAGCGACGCATTATATGACCAAATTGTGTTGGTTGAGAGTTTTTTTGAATCAATCATGCGCCTTAATAGTGCCGAAAAACGCTTGTCAAAGGCAACAGGCTCGTTTTCAGACAATAAATCGGCGGCAGTATAAGGCATACCCTTTGATTCATATAACGCTTTCTTTTTCAGTAATTTAGACTTAGTCTTAATAAGGGTTTCATTGATGAGCGCGTAAGGAAGTGATTTACAAGGCTTTACGCATTCATTCTTCGCGTCCCATTTTAACTTTGGAACAGAAAAACCGGTATATTTTTCCTTTCTACCGTTCCACTGTACGCGTAACACAATGGGGCATTCCCCTTTTTTATTTGTCCTTGAGGTGATAAGGACGAACCGGATTGTAGCAGTTGTCGTTTTCATATCGTTTGAATTACTTGCACATCTTTTTGCACACTTTATTTTCTGCCGCAAAGATACGATAAACGACCCGATTATCAATATTAAAAAATGTTAATTAGTTCATTTTAAGCGTTTTGCATTATTTTAATTAGGATTAAATTAAAGCATACTGTAATATATTATTAAGGTTATATTGATTGTAATAAATTGATTTACAATAAAATAAAAATAGATGCACATTTTATTGCACATCCATTAGCCGTTGCACACCTTATTATAGCATATTAAAATAGGGGAAGCGTTTCACCCCACTTCCCCGAAAAAATCAGTCCTGTAGATTAGGTAGCAGCCCGGCACCAAGTCTGATGTTATACCTTGTAGTTACGCGTTATCTCAATGGTAATCTCTTCATCCTTTTTGGTCAACGCATCATATAACCGGTGGAATGCCGCTGTCGAATTGATTACCTTACCCTTTTCCTTGTTCTCGCCCACAAGAATGCAGCCAAGACTATCCTCGGCTGTGTTGCCTATATGTATCAGAACACCGTCAAAGCCCTTTACGTCAAGAAGCCTCGGCACATATCCCTTGCAGAATTTGTATTGGGCTTTCTTTGACAGCCTCGGCGACTGTACGTTCATAACGACCTTGTAAATGCCGGTAGGTATTGCGGTTATCCCTTTAAGTTTGCCGTTGATTATTTCCTTCAATGTCATCTTTTGGTCAAGCCCCCGGTCACAATCCTCTATTGTATCACAGAAATATTTACCGTCTATGTACAGATGACCGATGCAGTATTTCGCGTTATTGTACGTCCTCTTCAGTGTAAGTCTCATCCTCTGTCTTTTTGTTTTCGATGTAATTATATATGCTGTCTAACTTCGCGTTGTCCCTTCGGTTAAGCGAGAACACACCCAACAACGCGCCTGACAAGCCGAACACCTCACCTATAGCGGTAAGCACCGAACCGTCGATTATACCCATAGGCGGAATGAAAATGCCTATCACAATTATGACACACCCGAATATGGCGATGCCGGTGCCAAGCCAAATCCTTGTGGTCTCGCGTTTGACCCTGACCTCATCATTGTCATGTCTTGTTTTATCTTGTTTCATTTTTATTATATCCTCTCTTTATCTGATATAAAGATTGATTAAACAATACTGTTTTCGGTAGTATATTTTTTTACCGGAATGTTGAAAAAACCGGAAAAACAGGCTATTTATATTATATGGATACACATTTCAAGATATTGGTCTCAGAGCAATGCGGGTGCTGCAAGCCCTTGGTCGAGAAGATGGAAAAATATTGCAGGGAAAAAAAGGACACTATGGAGGTTGTCGAACTGTCGGACGTAAAGGAAATTCCCGAAGACCTCACCGGCGTACCTTACATCATAATCATCCATAACGGCATGTATGTCACATCGTTTCAGGGTGATTCACCGGAAAACATATTGAGGCAGAGGATTGAATCAAGCCTTGAAAAACATAAGGAGATAATCGACAGGCAGAAGTGACATCATTGCAGGATTTCTACAGTTACATCACAGACAATTATGACAAGATAAGATATGAGGTCTGCAAGAACATAACCTATGACCCGGACATATTCGACGATGTGTTCAACGACAGTGTGATAAAGGTCGCTGATGCCATTGTCAAGAGGAACAAGGACATAAAGGATATCCGGTATTATTTCTTCATATCATGCAAACAGAACTACATTCAGGTTCAGAACAAGTTGAGAAAAAGCGTAGCAAGGCAGACCGGCACAGATGATGCCTTGAACTTGGAGTATGACGGAGACATGTACAGTGAGGAAATGCAGGAAAAGGTCGATGAACTGTTCCGGTATCTTTCAGACTTGCTCGAACAGGAATTTACTCCGAGGGAGGTTGACATCTATCTTATATATTACCGGTTAAAGAGTTCGGGGAAAGGTGTATCATACCGCAAGATGGCGGAAATAATGGATATACCGGTCAAAGAGGTCACAAAGACCATTCAGAGGGTGAAGACCTTTGTCCGGTCAAGCGAGGAAATAAACGATAAAAGAAAGGAATTAAGGATATGATACCTACGTTGCTTCAATTCATTGCACTGTTGGCTGTGCTGTTTTTCTCTATATGGTTCACACCGGTGTTTCAGTCATTCATATTGAAAATGGATTCGTTTGTGATTTATCCTTTCGTATGCGCCAAGTGCTGCTCGTTTTGGATGAACCTGATTATCAATGTGTTGTTGGCATACATTTGGTCAAAGTGGTTCCTGTTGTGGGGGCTTATAACATCAATTGTGTTGGCGGTGATGCACATATATTCGGAGAAGCATCTATAATTGACGCGCCAATCTTTATAAATAAAATTAAAGGCAAAATATTATGAAATTAAAGCAAAACAAGAACATTTCAGTGTCAAAATCGCACAATTATACCGTTGAGAAGGTAAAGTACGCTATGGACTTCCTTAAACGTCAGGGACGCAATACTACGCTCGATGAATGGGTTGAGGTGTACAACTACGTCAAGGGCACAAACGAGACCGCAAAAGGATGTCAGAGATGCGCTGCCGCCAAGTTCAAAGCCGGTGTAAACAACTATGCCCATTACGGATACATGACGCTTATCAACGAGGGTCACAGTTCGGATGAGTTCATTGATAAACCAAAAAAGGCCGGACGCCAATCTTCGGCTAAGACTAAGAAGGCTGACGCTCAGGTAGCCGGAGAACAGATGCAGGACAGCATGGACGCGGCATCGAAAGATGTAGAGCGCGGTGAAAACATTGAGAACAAGGAAAACGAGGAAAACAATGATAAGTCTGAAGATTAGCGATAAGGAATATGAAGTGCCGGTGTCGTTTGACGAGATTACGTTGGGCGACTACTGCCGGTGCTTCACAGGTTTGGAGAAGACGGACGGACTTGAGGGCGGTGAGTTGTTCTATGCCACAAGAAAGAACGAGGCTGTTGTGTTGAGCAGGCTTCTCGGCGAGGATGATTCATTCGCCTACGGTCTTCCCCTTCCTTTATACGCGTCACTTGTTGACGTATGTTCTTTCATCTATTCCATTGACGGGATAAAGCCGTCGGATTTCATTGAGGTGGATGGCAGGAAATATCAAGCGCCGGAACCAAATCAAATGAACCTCAGGCAATGGATTGACATTGACATGACCATGCAGGATGAAAATATCGATGAAGGTCAGAAATTCATTGAATTGCTTTCGATGATTATGCTTCCATTGGACGATAAAGGCGAAATGATACCTTACGGTGGTCAGGACAAGGAAATGCCGGACAAGTTGAGGAAACTGAAGGCATCGGACGCTTTGGGCACTGTACACCGTTTTTTCTTGCGAGGCGCGATTTCGTCGAGGCTTACAGAGGTGCTTTCGAGGGTGGAGCGAATGACGGACCGGTCGCGCCTGAATACTCAAGGTTCTTAAAGGATTTCAATTGGCTTCATCTTGTCTCAACGCTTGCAGGCCATGAGTTCCTTCAGATGGAAAAGGTGATTGAAAGCAATGTCGAGGATGTGTTTTCTTATCTTATTTATATGAAGGCGAAATCATCGGCTGAAAAGGCACAGAATAAACTTGAAGATAAATTAAGAAAATAGAGACAGATATTATGGCTAGCAATAAGAAACTATATTTCGAGAAGAGACTGAAAGAGTGCCGCAAACTTCTCATAAGCGGTGAAACCCGTTTCGACATACTGAACAAATTGCTTAACAGCGAATACGATTGGTGGCCGGACAGCGGCAAGGTACGCCGCGCCAACCTCACCAACTTCATAAAAGAGGCGGCTGACACATGCAAGTTCGAGACTCAGGCCGCAATGGATGAACAGAAAGCCCTTCATCTTGAGCGTTACCTTGAACTGTACAGGGAGTGCAGGAAAAACAACGACAGAAGCAACGCGAGGGCAATACTTTCGGACATCGCCAAACTGATGGGTCTGAACAGCCCGGATACATTGAGCATAGACGCGACATCATACAGAATAAAATTGGTCTAAATGGCGGAATACAACGCGAAAAATACTGTTGTTACACCTTTTGGGGGAACTACGGACGGCGGTGCAAGAAATTCCAACTACGATACGAGGAAGCACCGGGAAAGGGTCGAGGCTCACACAAAGTTCTACGACTTGGAACTTGAGTTCACACCGAAGAAGGGTCAGAGGAAGATAATAGAGTTAGGCCACAACCGGAACATAAGGAAGATTGTGGTCAATGTGTTCCGTCAGTACGGAAAAAGTTTTGTCTGCCGCTATCTCGCTTTGGAATGGATGCAGACACCGGAAACGGTTGTCGGTTATGTGACACAGACATCGAGGCTTGCCAAGGACATCTACAAGAAATTCGTCAACATGTTTCCTGATGTGCTGATAAAGTCAAAGGACGGAAAGGATTTCATCATTGAATTGGTCAATGGCTCAAAACTGATTTTCTTCTCTGTTGAACAGACCAACGCAATCCGAGGCTTCACTTTGGACTACCTGATTTGGGATGAGGTGTCGCACAGCCGCGAATACACTGTTGACGGTGAACATATCTACTATAACATCATTTCACCGCTGATGGATGCCAAGGGCAAGAAGGAGATATACATATCAACGCCTAACGGAGCGCAGGGCTTTTTCTACAACGAGTCCATGAAGGGTCTTAACGGCACAGAGGGATATGCCTACATCAAAATATCCGTAGAGGACGATGAGACCAAGAGCAAGAAATGGATTAAGGAAAAAAGGGAAGGATACCCGGAACTTTCTTGGAGGCAGGAGTACATGTGCGAGTTCCTTGAGGGAGGTCTGTCGTTCTTCTCGGGCTTCGGCGAGAGGTTCATCGGCTACGATTTCGATTGGAACGGCAAACTGTATGCCGGTGTCGATTTCTCATCCGTAGGAACTGACGATACGGTATTGACGTTTGTGAACGAGAAGAAACAGACCATTCAGTATGTCATCACCGGTGAACTTGACGCAAAATACAGGACGTTGTCTGAACTGTTGAACCGGTCAGAGGGCAAACTCGTAAAGTGCCTCATGGAGAGCAACAGCATCGGCGAGGTGATGGGCAACGAGGTACTTAAACTGTTGAGACCGAATGTAAGGTCAAAGACGGAGTTCATAACCACAACGAACCGGTCTAAAGCGGACTACATAGAGAAATTGGCTTTGGATATAGAGAACGGGGACATTTCGTTCCATGAGGACAATACCCGGCTTTATGAACAGTTCAAGGTGTTCACCTATAAAATATCAAAGACCGGTAAAAAGGTGTTCGGTGCGATTGAAGGCTACCATGATGATACGGTCATTTCCCTCGCGTTGGCAAATCTCGCTTACCACAAGTCAAACAACCAAAAGAAACCTTCGATAATGGTAGTCCGGACATAAATGCCACTCTACATCTGACGATGCCGCGTCAATCTTTATAAGCAAAAAAATATGATACACAAGATAGTCAAACTGTTCCATGATTTGTCTGAAAAGCACAGGTTAATCAAATCATTCAAATACGACCGTTTAAGCAAGGGAATGGGAATCGGTGACGAGTTAATGCCCCATGTGTTCCTTGAAGACCCGATTTACATAGGCGAGGCGAACACCACAACCGGCGTAGTTCCAGTAACCGTCAACTTTGACATTGTGATTACGCCTCAGATGCTCAACAACTACAGCGTTTATCCTTCAACGGAAGCCGGACAGAACCTTTGCGAGAACATCGCGTTGAACTTCATAGCAAGGCTTAAGGAAATGACCGGTGAAGGAAACGATTTGGTCAAGGGCATTGTCGGTTGGTCTTTTGTAACGCTGAAGCATTGGAGCGACAACGACGCTGACGGTGTGAGATGCACACTGATTATTAACGTCAAGAACGAGATTAACTTCTGTGACGTTTCAGAGCACTTCGACCCGGACAAGGAGTTCAACATCGGGCAATATTTGACAGACATCAAGACCGATGATGCAACCGGATGCGCCGTATTTGACCATAAACTGCCTAAATTCAATTGGAAATAATGATGTACAAAAGGGATTTCAAGGAAGTCATAGACCAAATCGCGTTCGACATCAAGAGGGCATTTCAGTATTTGATGGAATCTGAAAAAGGTATCAACAACAAAATCAACGAGAACACACTTGTTGACAGCCATATCTATGACGAATTGGAGGTAAACCAAACGGACATAGGGCTGTACACCATATTGATTAACGATTACGTTGATTATATCGAAAGCGGTATGCAGCCCGGACATTGGGTGAATGAGGACTATCTTATCCCTTGGATGGTGGATAAAGGGATACCGACCGACAACGAGACGATAAAGAAGGTTCAGGGTTCAATCTATTGGTACGGAATAGAGCCGAGGCCGTTTGTCGATGATTCGTTTGAGAGGATTGAGAGTTTTTGGGATGAATGGGCAGATGAGTTATTTGAGTCGCTTTGCGCCGAGTTGGACATATTTTTCGATGAGTAGCCGGTCAATCTTTATCACAAAAACATTGATATGGCGAAAATAGAAACCAACCGATATATAGCAAGCAGTTTAGATAATTTCATTGTGTTCAGCAACACAAACGCGCAGGAAGCCCCATACGTTGACCTGAATGTGGCAGACAGCCTTGTGGGTCAGACCTTTACTGTTCTGTTCGAGGACGCTGACAATGCGGAAGGCGTTAAGTATTCAATTGAAGGTTCTGCCGGAAACTACATAACAAAAGACACCTTCAACACAGCCGGAGACCGGTTCTCACTGATGTACAGCCTTGCCGAATGCCTTAAACTCAATTCATTCGCTTACGACGTTGTCATCGCCAACACAAACACAGTGCGCTTTGGCATAGACAGTTCAAGGCGGTGGAAGATAACATCGTCAAGGCTCGGGATAGGCGGAAATTACGCGCAGTATAACCCTTATTCGGCAAACAAGTTTGTCGTTAACGTAAGGGGTGAACTTGCGGACGGCATATCACAGTTCTCAATGAGCAAGTACAATGATACGCCGGAGGTTTCTTTCAACATATCATCACCGTTCCAATACATAACATTCAAGTCCCCTATTTCCGTTTCGTTGAACGCTTATTCAGTGATAGGCAACCAAACAAAGATGGAGACAATAACCAACAACAGGGTGACAATCCTGCCCACAACGCTATCCAAGTTTGAAACGGTCAACTACGACGACTATTTTTGCAGTCAGTACAACTACGAGAAGAAAAAGCCGCTTACGCGTATGGACAGACGCAGTTACAATTACGGCGAATACTATTCATTGTCCATACTTACGGACAGAAGCGACGCGGACACAACGCTCACCAAGAGATACTACACAAATTCAGGTGTGTTCCTCTCAAGCGATACCGGTTGTGTTTACAGGGAATATCAGTCGAACAGATTGGATTTCTACGACAAGTTAGACCTTGATGTGGTTGAGGCAAACAGCGGCCATCAGGTCGGCTACGTCGAGGTGACTGCATCTTACAACGGCAACGACCTTACCTATCCGGTGACTTTTGAAATTGTTCCGAGGTGCGTTGAGAACGACACACTTTTCTTCATCAACGCGATTGGCGGCATAGACTCGTTCACCTTCATGGGAGAACGCAGGGAAAGTTCGGACATCGACGAACAGTCCATATACAGGAAGAACCCCAAACGTCCATATACGGACACCTATGAACTCGATTTCGTAAAGTCCAAGGAAATGGAGGATGAGATAACCGTAACCACACACCATATTGACCGGGAGACCGCATTGTGGCTTAAAGAGTTGCAGAGAAGCCGGTATGTGTTCAAGTTCAACGGATTGGAAGACCCGAAATACACTATGGTGGTGGTTGAAGAGTTCCCGATTGAGGTTTCTTCTAACGATAGAAGGTTCCAATTGGAATGCACATACAGGTACGCGGATAAATCAATAAATGTCTAAGGGATTGGATTAACGATGAACATTAAATTATATGTTGATGACAGATTGGCAGACCTCAACGATGACACCGACATCAGGTTAAAGAAGGAGTTTCAAGACCCGGAAGAACTGATTGTCGAGGACGTTTCGTATTCCTATGAACTTGAGATACCGGTAACGATGACCAATAAGGTGATATTCGGATTTTCGGACACTGACGCTGTATCAGGAAAATTCAGCAGGGTGCATAACGCCCAACTGTACGCGAACGAGGTGCTTGTGCTTAACGGAAAACTGATAGTCAACGAGATTGACAACGAAAACTACAAGGGTAATCTGTATGTTCCGGCCAAAAAGAAACTCACAGACGTACTCGGAGACCGGACTTTGCAGCAGTTGATACCGCACAACAAATACATCAATTCGTTTTCGGACATCGACAAGATAAACTGTTATGTGGGCAACATACAGGGCGGCACACTTCCACCGGAAGACCAAAGGGACAACCATGTGTGCTTCCCTTATGTGCTTTACGGTTGGCCTTACAACAAGCCTGATGTTACGTCAGACAGATATTGGCAGTCGTTGAACTATGCAGACACAACCTTTGACCTGAACAACATATTTCCCGCCTACAATGTGCTTTCAGTGCTGAAGGACATATTCAAGACCGAGGGTTATGAACTTACGGGTAACGTATTCAGCAACCCTAAACTCAACGGATTGTATCAGACCTATTCAGAAAGTGCGGATTTGTGGAAAACGCAGAAAATGACACCATACCATCTGTCGTTCAGTTGCAATTACACATTGTGCCGGTATGAACAGATGATTTCGGCAAACATATTGAGCGAAACGGCTGAAGAGTTCGATGAACCGGGTTTCAGGTTCTATGCAGACAACCCTGTTTGGTCTAACAACACAACCTTCACAAACATCGACAACAAATATAACATGATGAAAAGGGTGACTGTTGACGGCTATACCGGTTCAAAGAGGGTGATTGTCATACCTGTAAGCGGATGGTATCAGATAAGTTCAACAGGAACCGTTACGCTTCCCGATTACAACAGGCTGACGGAGTTTCCAAACATGAAAGTGACCGGTTGGAAGTCAAGATATGACGATACATCATTCAATCAGTCCGCTTGGGAGTTCCAAATCAAGAAGGGTGTGCCGAAAGAGAATGTTCAGCACTACGGGTACAACTTCGCTCTGCCTTGCGTTCCGGTGGAAATGATAGCGGATGACAATGACCGTACAGCCATCAGCCGCATGATGTGGTATCTGAACGGATTACCCGGCGGCTTTGAGATACCTACAGCCATCAAGGTGATGAACAACGAAATTCAGAGAAGGTACGGAAAGAACGGAAAGACAACGGTGGTCAAAAACCTTTCCGGATTTGATGCAAGCGATTTCATCATCGGGGCTAAGTTCGGCAATCAGATGGTCGTTCCGAGCAAGTACACCAAATACAGATGGAGTCAGAAACTTCCCCACATGTCGCTTTATGACGTTTCAAAAACACCTCAGATTTTCAACAAGTCGAATGAGTTCAAGGAAATGTTTCCCAACCTCACAAGCGATTATCTTGTTCTTAACAGCGAGAACCTGCAAACAAACAACACCTACGGTTACAGAACGGCGCAGGTGCTTGCAAATGAGGACGGAATGTTCAATTTCGAGGGCTATAATGTGCTTAAGGCCGGACAGTCCGGTACATCAACGGTATATTCTTGGGACACCACATCAAATCCCGGAGCAAAGACATATCCCGGACAGTTGAACAACAGTGCATCTTCAACGAGCAACACATCAGGAACTTGGAACGTCAACACCTGCATTTGGCTTGAAGAGGGTGACACCATATATACCGAGTTTTTGGGCGCGTACAACAACCAACATGAAAAGGACGATACAAGCGAGAAACAGTGCGGATGCACAAACGCGAGACTTAACTTCGATTTCAGCATAGGTTTGGTCAACACAAACGAGGATTGGAGACCTACAGTACAAGACCCTATTAAGACCGGTTCTGAATTAAGTGAAAATCAGTACACCGACATGAACCTGTTTCTGCCCAACATGAAGTGCAACGAATACCTCAACGGATTCTTGCAGACCTTCAATTGCAGGTTGACAATGGTGGATGACAAGACCTATTCATTGGATTTCGTAGATTCAAAGCCGGAAATAACCAAGACCGTACCCATTGACGATTACTGCCATGTGAGTGACGCTGTGTTCAAACGCATTAGCCAACCTTCCACAATAAACTACAGGTTCAAGGTTGACACAACTGAGGAAGGCTATGTGCATGGAAACGACTCGCCTTACGAGGGTCAGCCTCAATGGTCGTTCAATCAGCCGAACCACACCGGTGAACTGATACTGAATAACCCGTCGAATACATCCGGCGATGAAAAGAAATATGAAAGCATTTGGTCTTACACTTGGTTAAAGACAATTAAAATGTCTGACGGTGCTCTAATTCCGGTGCCTGTCATATCAGATTCAAAACTGTGGGGCGAGTCTTATACATACGACAGTGTTCAACGGGAAAAGATACCGACCGACAAGACGATGAGACTGTTCTACGTTTACAATAAGGTGGACATCATCAATCAGAATATCCCGCCCATTGAAAAGCCGAATTACATCAGGATATCCGGTGAACAGACGTTCAGACTGTTAATCGCTGACTCAGCACAATGGATTTCATATCTCGCAAACGGATATGTTCAGAAAAAGTCATCGTTCCTTGACTACGACACTTCAAGGATGAATACGTTGAAAGGAAGGGACAAGACAATCACTGACAATTTCCTGAATGTAAACGAAAGTTTCAAGTCATACGAATGCAGCGTTGAGTGCATCTTGCCGATTGTCGCATATCAGGCGATTGAAAAAGGGTCAAGAGTGTTATTTAACGACAGTCTTTGGCAGGTAAAGGACATTGACGGTTTCGACCCATCCGAACAGGAACCTTGCACCATCACACTGATAAGTTTGGATTAAAAACATTACACACATACCGGCCGGTAGCCTTTCATGGGTTGCCGGTCAATCTTTATCCTAAAAAACATAAACAGATGGCAAACAAAAAGACGTACACCATTGAAATATTAGGCATAAAAGAGAGTTATGCCGATGTCAAGTCTTTGCAGGAAGTCTTATCTTCGTTGGATGATAAGGTGGTAAAAGTGCAGCAGACCGAGGAGAAGGCCGAGGCAACGCGGAAACAGACCAAATCATCGACCGACGCTTTGGCAAAGGCGCAGGAAAAACTTGCCAACTACGATAAGGCATATCAGGAAGAATTGGCAAAGGTCAACGCCGAACTGAGCGCGAACAAAAAGGAAATCAGTGACGCCCTGAAGGTTCAACAGGCTCAACAGGTGGTTGACGCAAAGCAACTCGATACCTATAAGGACAAACAGACATACCTTACCGCGTTGAACACACTCATCCGCAACCATTCAACAGTAACGGATGAGGATAAGGACGCAATTAGCCGAATGGTTCAGGAAAGTGCCCAACTACAGGCTGAATTAAAGGCTACGGATGAACAAATGAAAATCTATGTCCGTAACGTAGGTGATTATCCGGGTGCGGCTGAAATGGTCGTTGAAAGCCACAAATCCCTTAAACAGGAACTGAAAGAGATAAAAAGTGAGATGGCCGAAATGCTTGCCAATGGAGTTTCAAAGACCGATGAAGGTTATCTGAAACTCGCTGAAAGGGCAGGTCAGTTGAAGGACGCTATGGGCGATGCAAGTCAGGATATCGCAAACTTCGCAAGCGATACAAGGGGTTTGTCCAACGCGATTAACCTCGCAACATCTGCTGTTAACGCTTATCAGTTGTACAATTCGGCTTTGCAGGTGTTCGGTTTCGAGAATGAGAACGCGGCTGAATCCATGCAGAAGATGATGGCTATTATGACCCTCTTAAATTCGCTTCAACAGGTTCAAAAC